TCTTACCCAACTCAGTTTCCTTTCATAAATGATTTAGTTGTCGTAAAATGCGTTCTTTGTTTAGTACTCTTAGTTTCTCTTCCCACTTTGCTGCTTGTTCTCTGTAGTATATATGGGCGTATCTCCATGAAGAGTTTGGAGATTCTAACAGACATTTAGCTTGCATTGGTTCAAGCCATTGTACGTCTGTTTCATCATGATTTATAAGAGGGATCGTTCCACCATTGAGGTACGGATCTGTTTGTCCACTTTGCGAAACTTGCTTTTTCACCGACATAATAACTCCTATAAGCGTCTACGAAATGAGAACTTTTGTATTTATCAGGCATTGCTTGTGGAATGGGTGTAAACTTGGTTCGTTGAATATTATTTGGTACATGAGATAGTATATCAACGAGTTTCTCTTCTGTCAAATGTTTTTTGTGATATCGATATGTATATTCACTACACAGGGCTTCAAAATGACATTGTAGCCAAATGTAATTATTGTTACATTCACGTGCCCATACCGCAGAAGGATGATTGACATGTGATGCTTTGTAGAGACTAGATTCTAAATTATGATTAGGATGTCGCCATCGTTTGATAGACCTACCGTTAACAGTCTTATCGGTATATTGTTCGCCATCTAGAATACGATGTGCTGTTGATAGAAGTTGTGCAGTTTCCACAATCATCTTGACAACATGTTTATCACACATCATCTGTGCAGATTCTTCAGGACAAATTGACAGAGCAAAAATATTCATTGGTATTCACACCATGCATCAATATGGTTATAGGTATACTCTTCACCATTACTATAGAACTTACCGGGATTGTTCTTGATAGATTCAGCAGCAATAGCACAATCTCGGTAAGAAG